CTCCCCGGCCGTATTTCAGAAGTCCGACGCGAAACATGGCTTTTCCGTTGGCACGGAAGTCGTAGCTGCTTTCCCCGCCTTTCGCTACGCGAATCCAAGGAAAGTCCGTTCCAAGGCCCGCAGCGATAAATCCGCGGTCTTGGGGATTGTCTCCAGCACCTTGGCCGATGGAATCAGCAACTATGATGTTTCCGGGAACATCAGAAGGCCCAACAATCGCAATAGGGTGATAAACAAACTGGCCTTGTGTGTCTGGTGCCCCAGAATCCACTATATCTGCATTTTTCAGTCCTTCTCCGCGAGAATTGTACGCGACAAGGCCGCGCGGGAATTTTCCTCCGTCTGGAATCGTTATGCAAGTATACATATAGAGTCCAGTACCCTTTTTCCCGTTCACACTCGCCGAATCAGACATTTGTTTTGCTCCGGGGTCAAGAACAAAAGATCTGCTTCCACTCATGGTGAAGAGTGGAATTCGCTTGGTGCTCCCAATGGGGTATTCGATGCTAGACTTCACTGATATCGGGTTTGGCGTAGGGACATCTTGGTCATAGTAATTCCCGAAAACAACGGCGATTTCAGCCATATCCTCGGTAAATTCATGATAGGTTCTGCTCGTTTGTATTGTGATAACAGGATCTTCCGGTTTGGTTGGATATAGCCCATTGCACAAGTGGCTACCCCGTGTCGTCACAGCTTGAAGTTTCCCTGATTGTCCGCTATCACTTCCAGAACCAGACATATAAATGTATCCCATAGCTACCTCCTACAAAAGCACGTAATTAAACTCGTTAGATCCAGTAGCGCATTTGTAGTACAATTTTGAGCCGCGGATATACTCATCAAAAACAAATTTCGGTGAGACATACAGGATTTTTTTCGGCGAGTCTGAAAAAGAAATATCAATACTAAACATTACCTCAGACGTGCATTTAGAGCAGTCAAGAATGATGTGATTAAATCCCCCAATACCCGAGCAGTCAATCACCTTTTCATTCTGATCCGCTGTTGTTTTATTCGCTGCTTTCAGCGTCACAGCATCATAGTAACGTGCCATTTCATTATTTCTCCCTTGAAATTAAATTAGCCCCGATCGGATCGAAGCCAATCTGAGACTATTTTGCTACTGGGTTTCACACAGGGTCTTCGTTCGCCTGTTTTTAAGGCCCATTAACTGTCTACACCTCCTCCCTCTGCTTTGTATTTTCGTACGGTATATCCGGCCGCGTATCGGCCACGAACGCCACGACAGAGGTTCTATCGGCGGTAGCGAGAGCGTTGTAATTTACATCAATGATCGTCTTCAAATCCGCGGCTTCAGCGTTAGTAAACCGCGTGATACAAGCGCGACCTATGATCCGGATTTTGTACGGTTCCATCGTCATATTAGGTGCCTCCTTTTAGAAACGCGTTCGCGAGCGCTATTTCGAGGTCCGCTATGCGTTGGTCGCGTAGGTCGTCCGGCGTCGGTGGCGCAGGAGGACGCGCAGCCCATTCCGCGTCAAGTTCCGTTTGTCCGCGTTCGGCGAGCGTTCCTTTTTCGTACCGGCACCGAAATTGTCCGCGTTCATTCCGCAACTGCAACGTAAAATGCCGGCCACCGTTCCCGTCTATACAAATGTCCGTCTGCTCTGGCGCTTCGAAGGCGGACGAAAATCCGTGAATGACGATCCCGGCCGCATCGGTGCGTACGTAATGTTTGTATCCGTCCATGTGCATCCCCTTTCGCTATAATTCGGCGTCTAGCTTCAAAGTGTAAGTGGAGTCCGTGATACCCGCATTCGTGAGTACTAGGCTCACAGAGCTCGCTCGCGCGGAATCTAACGTCGGCGCGACTCCGTTGATTGTAGTGATCGTTACCGTAGGTGCGATGCGCTTCGGCCGAAAATCACGGCTAAAAACAACGCCGGACGCTGCGTCAAGGTATCGCACGCGAGCAATGTCTAAATACTCATAATACCGTTGACAAAGCGCCAACTCATCCGCGAAATGCCTCGGCTGAAACGACAGGGCAACATCACCAGCACAGAGCTGGACTTGGGAGATATCAATATTTCCTGCTCCGCCGAATGTTTCAGCAATAGAATCCCCTACCCGAGCAGCGTTTCCGGCACCCCACATAATAGAAAACTCTATTAATAACTGATCGTTATCTCCAAATGTCTTGCCAGTCAATGAATTTGTTATCAACGTTACATTGTACTTCATCCAATTAGATGATAGAGTGAAGTTTTTGCCATTTAGCGTTTCGATAGGGGACCCGCCTGACCCATAATATTGGAATCCAAATACACCTATCTTTTTGTTTGGTATGGAGCTTCTTGCGTAGAAGCTAATTGTAACTTTTTTGCCTGCACCGCATAGCAGGCGCGTTCCATTCTCAATAGTTTGCCTGAGATTGTATTCCGCGGCCGAGCTAAATCCCGTTCCTGCATCGCTTATCGATATTCGATAAAAGTAGTTAGCTCCGCTAACCTCTCCGGGTACTGATTGCTGTCGTGAATGCGAAATCGTGCTGGGTAATGTCCCGCCCGACGGGGTTGCTGAAACACGGTATCGGTCAGCAGTGAATGAACCGCTCGTCGGATTTGTAAATGTCAACCCGCGCTGCCATACGTCAAAGTTTCCGTTGATAATCGCTTGTCGCGCCATATTGCTGAGCGGAATCACCGCGTCGATAATATCTACGTTGTCATCTATCAAAGGCTTGGTATTAAAAAGCGTCGTGTTCGGACTGCTCCGATCGACTTTATTCAATTGTAGATTTGGCGTTTTAGGATATGGCACGCCCTCACCCCCAAGCGAATTTGTCCATTGTCGTGTTTTCAATCTGCTGGAGAGTCATAGCCTCAACCTCGGCCACGGTCAGGTATCGGAATCCGTACCGCACTTCCAGGTGCGCCGGTTTCACTTCTTCTATGGCAGCTTGCAAGTCGCGAAGATTAGGCGGAGCTCCTAGCGTATCAATAAACCTGATTTCGAAGAAATATTGCCCAACTGTGTCGATGACATCAATCTCGCCGCGTTCATACGATCGGGCCACACTTTTCAAAAGCTCGATTGTCGCCGGTCCGGATCCTCGCAGTTTCGACTTGATGACGGAACGGCGCTCTGAGACTGGCTTGTTTTTGTCAACTGGTATGTCGAGTTCATTTTCCCATCTCTCAAGCGCCCACGTTGCAGTATCCACAAAGTTTTGATTTAGCGACTCTTCGGTGAGCTGATAGAGATTGTCAAACTCTACCCCTTCACTTTGAAGCAGCTCCTTTGTAAAGTCGGAGTTCTCGACAAACCCAGACAAATAAGACAAAAGACGTTGGCCGGAAGGGGATGTAATTTCAACACTCATGTCAGCGTCACCGTCCCGCGCTGCGGTATTTCCGTTTCAATCAGCGTTATATTGCCGTTTCCGCCGTTGACTTGCAGATTCTGATAGTCAATAACACCCGGCGAGCTTAAGAGCACTGTACCGATCTGGGCGTACCTTACGACGGTATCTTTGAAGGCAATTGTTTTCAAATATCCATCAAGCCCCGACTCGATACCCGGCCGAACGTCTGCAAGAGATTTGCCAGCAGCCAACGTCAATTTGGCCGTGACGTGGATTGGTTTGGTCGTAGCTGATTCTACGGTGACGTGTGCGCCGATTGGTGCCTTCCCTTCGCCGTGCCCCTGCACTGGGTCGATATAGGCTTGTACCTCCTCAACAAGCCGGGCCGGGGCTGGGAGGAACGCGGAGTCTACGATGACAACCTTCACCGTTTTTGGGCCGTTCCAGAGTGGGAATACCTTTGCTCCACCCACGCCCGGCACCTCAAGCGTCCATTCCAAATAATGAGCCTTGTTCCCGCTTGTCGTAGGCTTCCGGCCCTTTTCGAGATATCGCTGCAGCAGGGATTCATCGGATTCGATATCGTACCCGCCGTCAGTTGCTGCTTCATTGGTGACTTTCGTTATCCCTGCAATAGTCACTGGCATTTGAACGATCGATTCGGCCGGCACATTTCCGGACACCCCTGCAACCACTGCAATGATTGGAACAGTCACGCTTCCAGAAGTCGGTATCGTTACGGCGGTTGTGGTTTTGAACTGGGTCCCGTATGCCGTGGAGAATAGGCTATCTTTGGGAATCTGCGCCCCGCTCGCTCCGGTGATTTTCAACACTCCTTTTGCCGCTACTGCGGGCTTTCGGAATACTCCGCGTTCTTCGCATCGCATATCCAAAAAAATTCCCGAAGTTGTTTGAGCAAATGCCAGATTCAAAACCAGCTCCAGACTGGTATACACCTTTGCGAATTCAAGGGCCGCTGCGGACGCTTGGTCGAACGTCATTGAGCCTTCGAGTTTTGCCATTTCATTTTTGATGGAAGCCAGCATTCGGGAGAGGATCGCTTTCCACGTGTTTTCTTCAAACATCGACTTTCATCACCCCGTATATAGTAGTCACCGTGCATTCCACATTTACCGTATCGCCGTCGATTTTTGTTCTAATATTGAACACGTCTTTGATGTAAGGATTAACGGTCAATGCTTCTTTGACATACCGTTCCATTTCGCTCTGTATGGCGCTTGGGGAAAATGTGCTGCCTATGATCCTTTCAAACTCATGCCCGAAATTCCAGCTATACGCAAGGTGCTTATAACGGTCCGTACGTAGCGCCTTGTATATCCAAACCTTAAGCGCTTCGTTGCCCTCGATCACCATCATTTTCCCATCGTGGAGCAAATACTCGCCTGTTTCGAAATTCCAAGCATACTCTTTGAAAAGCGGCAGCTCTTTGTTAGCCGTGCCTTGATCGGGTATATCCATAAACGGAAAAATTGCCATCGTTACACCACCTTACAAAGAACGATATACACCCGGTTATCTGCGGTAGGCAGCATGGCGACCGTATCCCCTACACCAAGCGGCATTCCAAGCGTCACCTGTTCGAATACACCCTCGCTTGTCCCACTAATTTGCGAGCGTAGCAAGTGTTCAGAGACAAGCAGGTGCTCCCGGTCTAATGGCTGTCCGCCAGTCTGGATGATTAGATTCGGCGGTATAGACACCACCTTGCCTAACTGGATCGTAGGTGGATTTAACCTCGCTCCCTGCTGCTGGATGAAATTAACAAGCCATGCAGCGGACATTTTTATCACCTCAATAATCACCAATTTGAAGAGAGAACGACGTACTTTTGTCCTTGCTCTTGTCCTTCTCTTTTTTCTCCTCTTCGCCTTCATGCTCGTCCATGATGTTCTTAAAGTTCAGGCTTAGCCGGATGGTGTGTTGCCCATTCTCAAATGTATGCGAATCGGAATCGATATAAAAAAGGCCGGTCAATCCGGTGAAGCTTTCCACCTGTTGAACGGCATTTCCTGCGATAAGATCGTACATATCTTCGTTTCCGACAAGCTCCACATCAGCGACCCGGTTAACATCCTGCAGCAGTTTCTCCGCTTCTGCTCTTGCATCCTTCATCCGGCCCTCATCCCTCCTAGTAGTCACCTATGGTCAGGCTGGAATTGTTATTTTCCTTTGAGCTTCCCTTTTTCTCGGACTCTTTTTGGTATACCTCTTGCAGAAGGCCATAGTTTTTTACCCAAGCGTCCCGAGTTAGAACGCCGACACGGTTACCCTTGTCGTCCGTAATAATGACCTGGTTCACCATTGATTCAATATCTTCGGCGTATGTGGCATTCGTCAAATTTCGATCGGAAGAGAGTTTGACCTTGACGACGATATCGCCCTTTTCGATGACATCCAGCTTACCCTTGTTCATTCGTGGCATGTATTGCTTGCCATTCTTCTTATGGGCTTCAGTGTACGCCGTAATAATGGCCTCGTATCCCGTTTTTCCCATATGGACGAAGCTGATAGGTATACCCGTTGCGGCCAACTCGCCCACCGGAACGCCCAACTGATCGCATACACTGCGGGTAATTGCCTCTGGTGTGACGTTCCGGAATGTCTTGGATAATTTCGATTTTACGAGATATATCAGGCCGTCATAGGCCGTCATCGACAGTTCATTGCCGTTATATGACTTTTGCTTTTTGAATACGTAGCCTTGAAATAGCTCCTGCTCCTGATCATCGTACATCATAATCATATCGGCCATATCAATGATGACGCGCGGCAGCTTCTCGTCGCTCGGAGAAACCGCTATGCTCAATTCGAGTTTCCGTGCGACCTCGCGGATATCCCCACTCCATGTGGCCCGGATGATCAGACTTGTGATGTCCTTAGTTTCTCCATTTTGGATATGCCTGAAAATCATACAATCACCTGTTCCGCAATCTTAAAGTAGATCCCATGACAAGCGCGCCGAAATCCCTGATATTGTTGTCGGTTTGGATCTCCTTCCACCGGCTGTCGTCGCCATACTGGCTTTTGGCTATAGTTATTAAGGTATCCCCTTCCCGAACGACATAGGCAGGCAAAGGCGTCCGATATGTGGGCCTAGATTCGCCAAAGAGCGCTGCATACTGCTGTACAGAGGAAACCTTGTCTGCTTCCAAATGCTCCTTGAGGAATCGATATTCCTTCAGCTCCAACGTATAGTACACATCCTGCGGACCGAATTTTTGCCCGACGGTGAAGCTTTCAATCGCCATTGCTTCGTTGATCTTCAAGCCTTCTCCGACGATAAGCAACCGGATCGGCTTGCCGGAATTCCGCCACCGTCCTATCATATCCAAGCACTCGGACGGTTTCGGCGGATTCCTATATTGGCAAAGTCCATCATCCTGGATCGGGAAGTATGAGCTGATCGTGACAGTCTTAAGCTTGCGGCGACCGATAAGGTTGATCTCCCCAATCTCGTTAATCGTAACCGTCGTGTTTTGATTCCCCGCAACCATTTCGAAGCTTTCGGGCGGGACTGGGAGCCAAAGCTTTTCTTCCCCACTATTGAACGAAAGCCAAAATTCAATCACGGCCCGGACCCCCTTATTTCAAACGCTTGGATAAAGGTGCTAATAATCGCTCGGATATCTTTTTCGTTCAGGGTTGATACGGTTGTTATACATATCTCTTTAGTTGTGAGAGAGATTTTGCGATACTTTTCGATTTCATCAACCGGTAAAATAACATCGCCCTTATGAAGCGATGCTAGGTATCCGTCACGTGGAACGCAAGAAAGCATAATGACCTCACCCCATGTTCATCGTTACATTCTCCAGCTCCGCGCGAAGAGCCGCCATAATCCTTTGAATGTCGCTATCATCACGCACTACAGGATTATTTAGGTTGATATTAACCTCCACGGAACGCCCTTTCCCGCTCCGATAATTTTCAGCTTCTTGCGCGGTCAGTACAGCTTCGTTTTGGTGAAGCAGCGCCGGATAGTTATCACGCGGCACGCGCGGCATTCCGATAGCTTTTTTTACATATCCTTTTTCTTCGTCATACCTATACCCTTCGTATTCAGGAGGCTTCCACCCAGGTTCTACTTCCCTAAAATACTTGACCACATCGGGTGTGAGATAATTCCTAAAGTTTTCCTGATCTTGTTCCTTTGAGACTTTGTCATGATCTTTATAGGACATGTAACCGCTGGCGCCCATCCCTGTAATAAACCCGCCCGCAGCTCCAATCCAACCAAATCTTGACCCTGCTCCTGCGCCAACTAAACCCGAGAGAATAGGATGGTCCCTTACGCTTTCTTCCAGCCCTTTAACAACACCGCTTCCCAAGGACACACCTAGTTTTATCCCCGCATCAAGTAAAGGATCTTTAACGGCTTTGATGCCATCACCCAAAAATTTTGTAATGTCTTCACCGATTGAATCCATCATTTTCTTGCCGCTCGTCCCGTACCATTCCTTAAAGGTTTTCAGCAGGTCATCAATTACAAATTTCACTTGCGACTTGACATCAGGCAAATTAGTGAAATCGGGATTGTCGATAAAGTGTTTCGATAAATAATCCTTCGCTTTTTCCACGCCACGAACCACGCCCGAAAACATCTTCGCCATAAGCTTAGACCCAGCTTCAAAGAACCGATCCGCGCCGCCGTTGCTAAGAAAATCCGCCCACTTTTGGAGCTGCGGTTTAAGGATCTCAAGCGAACGCACACCCATGTTCGTGATGCCGCTTTTGAATGTCCCTGAAATGGTACTCCAAAGCCCGCTGGCAGAAGTCGAAAGTTTGGTTGATCCTCCCTTGAATATTTCCGTAAGAGCAAGTCCCTTGTCGTTCTTGATGTTCTCCATCTTGCCGCCTGCGGCCTTGATTTGCTCTTGCGAAATTTTGAAGCCGAATTCCTTCATCCGTTCCGTTTCGCCGGTCATCAGGTCGGCAATAGCCTCGATAGCGTCCTCAAGCGTTTTTCCTGGCGTCAAAGCTGCCATGTCTTCCGAGAGCTTCACAAGGCTCATTGCCTGCTTGGTGTCGCCTCCTGCTATGCCTACCGCGCGGGTACCGGTTTTGATAACCTCCCCGGTTTCAAATGGGGTCGTATCGGCGTTTTTCCGCAAGGCAATGATAAAGTCATCAGCTTTCTTTTTGACCTCTTCCTTACTCATCTTTTTATTGTTCACGCCGATGAAGTGCTCCATGCTTATTTGAAACCTTTCGAGCTCGGCGGCGCCTTTCAGAGCTTCCGCCATACCCGCACCCGCAGCAACAACACCGGCAGCAGCTAACCCGGCCCCGACCTTCAAAGGCGTTTCCAAAAAAGACAAGCTACTTCTGATTTTGCCTAATCCGGTCGATACGCCGTCCTTAAGGCGGACCGTCACGGTATACGGCGATTTTGTCACCCGCCAAAGGGTAGAGGAAACAGCTTGCATCCGGCCCATGAAGTGCTGGGTTCTGGCTGTAATCGTTACGGCCCGATCCCGGACGCCTTGCATTTTCTTTGTGATATCATTGATTGCCTTCCAAGCTGGAGCATTTCGCGCCCGAATGGTCCGTTCCCGGTTGTAGGCGGCGTCCATGGCTTGGCGAGCCTTGTTTACATCCTTCTGGAAGGAAGCTGTATGTCTTGAAGCTTGCCGAAGTACCGCCGAATAGTTATCCCGAAGCGAGATGACCGATGTTAGATTAGCCAATGTGCATCCCTCCTACATGACCGGTATGAACGGCCATACCTTGCCCGCCTCATAGAAGCTTTGCCGCTCCTCATGCTCATATTCGTAAAAAGCCCGGATGAGCAAATACTCTCCGGGCGGCAAGTTATGGATTTCTGATGGTCGGATGCCTTTGCGGGACCAATAATAGTAAAGCATTTCTAGGTGCCCGTCTTCACCCGACCTTAGCCGTTTTTTAGCTCGACGACCTTTCCTTCTCCGAAGCCGGATAGGCCCGAAATCTGTTCGTACAGCTCCATGACTTCGCCGGGGAGCAGCAGCTTTCCGCTATCAAGCAATTCCTTCGGGGTGTTGACGTTGAACCGCCCTAACAAAGTGCTATCTTTCAGGCTCGGTTCAACGACGCCTTTCAAAACCGTGAATAGCGGCACCATTTTAGAGCCATCCACCCCCTTGCCCGCTGTGATGTCGTGAATTTCGTTCATTTCATCGAATGTAATGGCTTGGACAGTAAACGTAACCGGCTGGCCTGCAAATTCACTCAGCCTCTTGATTTCTACTTGTTTTGTAGGACGATTCAATTTTTCAGGATCGATAGCAAGCAATAAATCCAAAGTAGACATAGTTTTTTCCTCCAATGGGCAATGCCCGTTTGATTTTTTTAAGAGTTGATCGTGTCTTTTAATTCCCAATCCGTAAACGTAAACGGCGCTTCGATTTCACCAAGTTTTTTTAGCTCCCAATCAATTAATGTCAGGTCGTTAAAACTGGCGTCCTTGATTAAAATCCGTTCCGCCCCGAATGCTCCGGGGTCATTCAAGCTAGAGAGCAGTTGCATCCGAGGATTGAACCCCCGGAGAATATCCGCACTCATTTTCTTGATCATACGTGAATTGACCTTATGCATACGGACCGTCCCGGTACCCTTAAACCCCATGAACTTCTGATCGGTGGTATATCTCCCGGCCAAAGAAACATCTTCCTTAATTAATTCAAGTTTCGCCTGTACCCCAACCACTTCCGCAACATATTCGCCATCGAGCCATAGCTCGCCAAACGTGCCAGATATGACGCGGTCGCCGTTAATGTTGTTTGCCAATGTTCTCTACCCCCTACAGATTCACGACGAGTTTAACGTCCTCGATCGCATCCAGTGGTCGTTCTGTGGCCGTCAAAAACACCTGATCCCGTGTGTTAGCTTCTTTGATTTGCTGCTCGGTCATTCCAGCAACGGCCGATTCGCCAAGGATAGATTTTAGGTATGTGCGTTGTGCCGGCACATCGATTTCAGCACGGTTTTTCCCCGGATCAAGCACCCCGTCCTGCTCCAACTGTTCAAAATATGCGTTGATCGCAGAGACAAGCAGCAGCTTGTTTATATACGAGTTTTGCGCCTTGCCAATGTAACTATCCTCGATTGTGCTTTTCACATCGTGGTATGTCTTGTTCAGGATTCGGACCAGTTTGATCTTCTTCCAGTCCTCACCCATACTTTCCGTCACTGTGACAAACGAAGTCACCCCACGGGCAATTTTGATTTTCTCCCCGTCATGGTACAAGATCAGCTTCCCGGCATTCACCGCCGCGTCCGCTTGTGCCTTTGTCATCTTTGGAACGTTCGTTACTTCCGGCAGCGGAAAAAACGTAGGGGCAACCGTCAACGGGAGCCCTGCAATAATTCCGGCCATACGTGCGCTGAATTGACTCGCCGTGTATTTCTTCGCCCCGACCTCAATATCTTCGGTTGTGAAGTTTACAACTGCCGGATGGTCTGTAGCGCAGTTGGGGAGTACGGCCGTGATTTTCCGGTCCTTGGTTTCGAACATCCCCTTGGCCCAAGTCCCTGCCGCTGTCACATCGGCTGCAGCAATCCCGGGAATCGTAACGACGTTGAATTTGATCGACTCCAGCAAATTAAAGGCATCCGCATAATCAGCGGCTTTGTCCGAAAGCAGAATTAGCCTGATCTCCTTTGGAGCCCCCATGAAAGCCATCTTCACGTAGTTTGAATTATCCGCGCTCAATCCGGCGGGGATATCCTCCACACCTTGTACAAGACGCTCGGTGGCATTTGTCACGCTGCTATCTTTGAGAACAAGCGCCAAGATGCCCGCAGCTCCTTGTTGAATCGCGGCTGCGGCCCTTTGCTTAAATGTAATAATGACGCTAGGCAATCCGCTCATCGGCTTAATTCCTCCTTAAGATGTACTTTTTTCATCAATTCCGTATTGGTTGGCGGGCTGTCTGTCGACGCTACCGCTAACCATTGGCCTTCTAATGTGACTTGAATATGGACAGTATCTTCCTCCGGCCCACCCTCGACGCTAAGGATCGTGTATATCTCTCCTTTTGGACTCCGTAAATAGTTCCGTGAGGAGAAAGCCCGGCGCACGTTGTCAGACATTTCGATTTGGTCGAAAGAATCTACGATGTTGGATTCCAACTGCTTCGGGAAGTACTGTATATGCCATACCGTCACGCCCCGCATGATCCGCTTTGTCAACCGCTCTTCCTTCACCGGTTCAGAGTAAACATAGAAAGATGGGGAAACGAAGTCTTCTGGGACAGCGTTGACGTAGATTTTAAGTTCCGGTCTGACCTCCCTCAAAACGGATCGGACGGCGTCCAAGCTATCACGTAACATCGAAACCCGCCTCCTTGCCGATCTTTTTCAAGAAGGAGTCAACCATACCGGGAATTTGTTCGTTCGTCTTCTCCAACGCCCGCCGCATGAAATGTTTCCCCGGTACAAAGCCCTTCGTCTTCACCCGGCGCCGCCGCTTCCCTTTATCCGCGCCGCTCCGTACTAAGCGTGTGGGGCGACCATAGGGCACCTTGAGTTTGTGGCCGTTTTCCGCCATCCGAGCATAGAAAACCTTTGTTCCCACTTCCAAGGTATCGCCCGGGTTCACGAATAGTATCCATTCCTTTTTGCCCTTGTACGTCTGTCGTCTGAAACTGGCTACCATCCGGCCAGACTTTTCGCCGCAGAGCTTGGCGTTATTATCCAAGTTCGTTTTCCCAACTGCATAGCGTAGCTCGTCATAACGTTTCCGGTCCTTTGCAGCACGCTCCATTTGCCGGACATGTTCCTCCAGCCCAGAAATACGGAAGTCTGTCATGCGCTTCCCTCCCGCCATACCTCAACTTCGATATGGTGATTTCCCGGTTTGTACGGAGGCCCGGCGGTAAAGCCCTTCGTATCCCCGTTGAGCGTCACGAGGTCGCCCGCCTTGATGTCCGCGCCTATTGGCATGTACAGCATGTATGACTCATTTGTCTTTAGGTCCGGCGCTTCTTGAGTCGCCCGGAGATTTTTCCGGGAAAGGCGGCAGCGACTTGTGCCAACAGGCTTCCATTCTTCCCCTTTAGGGGTTTTGTACTCATCCTCATGCTGGATTGACCGCTTGATGATACAAGTGCGGTCAAATAGTGATCGCAGCATTAAACCCACCTCCCGACGTATGGTGAAATGAGGGAAATCACGGCCCCGGGCAGCTCGAAACCATCCTTGACGATATATGTGACGGAATAATCCCCAAACCGCTCGCCGGCGACCCCTAATTGACCGGAAAACGTTGTTTTGGCTAAAAATAAGCAAGCCAATTCAATAGATTCCGGCAAAGTGCGGGGGTTATCCGGTGTCGCATCACCGGGGAGCACGTAGCCCCCGGTATAAGTCACCTGAATATTGTGTTTGCCGATCGGCCAGCCATTTCGACGGTAAAGCCTTCCTTCCGAAAGGATTTCATAGTCCGTGATTTCTCCGGTCTGTCCGGTCAAACTTTCCACACTTGCCACCGGAAAATTACGGAGATTGATATAATCCGATTTGTAGCCACTCATGCGCTCCGTATATTGCTGCTTCCGGAAAGATCGTTTGCAAAAAGATTCAATGGCCTGAGATGCGGCCATCAGGTGGAGAGACAATTCATCCTGTCCATGTTCTTCCTGTAGCAGCCCCTTAAGTCGCTCTAACGTGGCAAGCACTGTTGATCCTCCTTATCTTTAGGTGACCGTCAGCTCGCCAAAGACCACAGCGGCTTCATCGAATTTTTGTACATCTTCCCGCTGAATAGCCCGGACATCGGTTGTGTTTCGTCCGAAGGCTTTCCCGCCTACGTTTGTCGAGGCAATGGAGTATTGTTTCCGGTCGAATAGTACCGCAAACTCTTTCAAGTCACCAATGATAACAGGGGCCTTTTTCGTTGTTGTTCCAGTAGTAGGAAGCCAACGATTTGCCAGTACGACGATCGCTCTACCGAAAAGTAAATTCCTTGTCGGTTGCGTTGGGTCTGGTTGCAGCAACGGCCTACCTTGTCCATCTTTTTGTTGATCTAAGAAATTAAATCCATCCTGATTGGTAATGATGATGGAAGATTGGCTGATCGCCGGGTCCAAATCAACGTTGAGCACCTTCTTGATATCATCCGCGCCTGTCAATGCTTTTTTGGTTAAAGCACTCAGCAAGTCTAGAATCAGTTTGTTCCGTGTGACAGTAGACTTTTTAGCAATCCATTTTGCAACATATTCGAGTAGGTTCTGATCAGTATCTGATAGAAGCGTATTCGAAAGCGGAAGAATACCGCCACGATCCTTGATTGCGTATGTGATGGATTTGAATTTCGGATTGTCTAAATCGCTCAATTCCGTCAATTCCGTGATTTCTGCAAACGGGGTAATGTCAGCATTTTTTTCGATAACCCGAGAACCGGACCTTGTGGATACTGGCTCAACTGTGACATATTGTTCCAAGCTTACAAACTGCCGTTTGAATTCATGGATCATGGTTTGAATGTCCTGTGGAACAACTAATCCGCCGTCCTCGCCCACACCACCCTGCATACCGGCACGGACTTCCGCCATTGCCTCCTCAATAAGTAGTTGTTCATCGCCAGTTAGTGGCCTGTTGCGCAATACTTTCAAAAATGCACTACGGTATTCCTTTTGCTTATCTGCATTTTCTTCGCGATGCTCCGGCGTCGCGATAATGGTAGGATTGATCGCCGGTGCCGCAGGCGTATCGATGCTGCGCAGCTCCTCCAACATGTCAACTAGCTTTCTCAATTCTTTCGCGGCTTCTGCTGCTGTCCGTGCTTCCTCCATTTTCCCCTGTTCTGCTAGTGTTCGCGCCTCTTGCAGTTTGGCGGACAGCGCTTGGCGCAATTCGCGTTCTTTTTCACCCATTGTTTAGTTCCTCACTCTCATTTTTTTAAAATAAAAAACTCGTCTCGTTAGATTGCTAACAAGTCGAGTTCGATTAATAGTTTTTCCTTTTCCAAGCGCCGCTTTTCTCGCGACATGATCGGCATTTCCTCAATGCTCCGTTGGTTGACTTCGCTATCCGGGTATGCCGGGAAAGGAGTCGGGGAAACCTCGAAGAGATTCACGTCGACGAGCGTGCGTTCGTAAACATCTTCTTCGGACAAAAACGTCCAAGCATCCTTTCGAACGTTAAAGCCGAAGCTTACACCGTCTACGTCGCCGCGCCGGATCGATTCAAATGCATCCCGGCCCCATGTGCTGTCCGGCAGGTCCAATTCGAACCGCAGCCCTATGTCATCCTCCCAAAGACGAAGTGTCTGGTTTTTGGTGGAACCTAGAACGAAATCGGAACGGTGATTCCAAAGCGCCTTGATCGTGTTCTCCTGCAAGCTTCGTGCAAAAGCACCCTTCGCTACCTTCTCGTAGAATTCGCCCCAAATGAGGCTACTGCGCTGATTGAATTTGACGACATAGCCGGTCACCGTCCGGGCTTCTTCGCCTTCTGCCCCGCTGCGGATTTCGATTTGCTCAGCCTGAAGATATCGAATCTCTTTATTCGACAACTGCATCACCTCCTTTGCCTCCAGCCTTAAGCATTTGGTACTGGTCCATTTTATCAAGGCTAACAAAATTCAGGCTGACGAAATGTTTGTCGCCCAGCTCCCCAATGTTGTCCTGCTCCTCAAGGGCTCGGACTTCATTGATCGTGTAGACGCCCATAGCAATCATTTCTTTGTAAAACGTTGCCCGGCTTGTGCTGTCTCCTCGCAGTTCGCTCGCAAGGTTGTACCTCACGTAATAGCGTCGCCGCTCTAATTCCGTAAAAAGCTTATAGGTAAGCTCCTGCTCCCAGTTTGTTACGATCGGCTGCAGCGTATTTTTTACATATTCGAGCGACTGGTTTTCCATGTTGCTGAATTTGGCCTGTTCCATTAAACCGAGTTTGTAACCGGGAACCTTGTAGAGTTTGGCGACTTCCATAACCCCGAAACGGCTTGTCTCAATGAATTGTGCATCGTCAAGCGGCATACCAAGGGCTTGGTATTCCATGCCCGCATCGAGGATCGCAATCCGATGTGCATTCGATAAACCGGCATTCGCTTTCTGCCACTCGTCCCGCGCCTTTTCTTTCGCCTCCGGTTCAAGTTTTGCCGCACCTGGCACCCTCAAAATACCACGGGTCGCCGTACCATTCGCATAAAACGAACTGAGGAATTTCCTTTGTGCTTGCTGGACGCCAATCTCCTCACGGATAACCGCGATAGGAGAAATACCTTTCAAACCGTTTTTACTAATGCACTTGATGTGGATGATATCGGCCGGTGGTATCTTGCGAACCTCGCCACTGGGCAATGTGGTTACATACCAAACCTCGCCGGTAAATTGATCCGTACGAACATCCGTCTTTGATGGATCAAGCGGCCATAGCGCTTTTGGCTGGCCGTTATTCGGGCCGCTCGTCTCCCATTCGATATTTGCGTATGCATTCCCCCATAAGGTGCAATGAACTTGTAGCAACTCCTTGAATGTGTAAGCACTCATATACGGGTTAGCTCGAAGCCCAAGTATGCGGGAAACCGGATGCGAACCATCTTTTTCGACGCCTTGCCCGCGCCGCTTGAATGTCTGGATTGGCAGCTTGCCAATATCGCCGCCCAAGATCGAGGCGCACGTATAAACGTTGCTATTCAGCAGCGCCGTTTCACTTGTGACCCGCTCACCGCTGGCCGTGCTCGCGCCCATGATATTAATCAGCCAATCTTGGGGATTTGTAAGATCGGACTCCAAAATTGACCGAGATTCCAGCAAATTACGTAAAAACATGACGTTTTTCACCTCCTTTTGGCAGAATCAGGGGGTTTACGGCCAAAAATCAGCCCAATAATGGCTAACATAATGCCAAGCGCATACATACCGGCTATTTCATTCCACATGAAGGTAGCCCGGACGATGACAAGCAGCCCGAGCAGAAAGAAAATATCGTCAACAAAAAGCAGCAGCCAAGCCAACCGCCGTAACTGCTTCAATCGCTTTGCACCTCCCTCAGAATGAAAAGTCATCGGATAGAATGTGTTTGTTTAGGTCAAGCTCCTCCGGACTAAGGAGCGCTCTCACCATGGCGTTTATTATTGCGGCAATTAAATCTATCCTTTGGCTGTCATCCTTGTGCTTTTTGGATAGCTTAATGTTTCCGTTACTATCGATAATTTCGACCGCATTTGATAAGCACCAAATTAATAACGGGCTTCCGTCATGAACTATTCTTTCCTGCAACACCAGCTCTCTAAATTTCTTTGTCGGCTCGGAAAGCGTCGGAGGCCCCTGCCTGATTTCCACACAAACATACCCTTTGGAAGTCATGTCATTCGCAAACTGCCTAGCTCCGTAGGGGTCGTAACAGATTTCTTTGACCTTCCATCCTTCCTCTTGTTCTTTCTGGTGGATGTGGTCCTTGATGAAATTATCATCCGTTACATCGCCTTTTGTGAGTGTACACCATCCATCAGCGTCCCATGCACGATATGGAACACGGTCAGAGTGTTCGTGTTTAGTTGCTGTATTCTCAGGCATAAATCCGTGAGCTGTCACGGCATACCGGCCATCGTCCAATTTGAAGACGAAACCCGCTGCAGTCAGGTCAGTATTTTTCGATAGGTCTTCGCCATTCCAGCATTCCCGTCCTCGAACAAGCTCTAAAAATTTGTCTCTTGGTATGCCGAGTTTCTTCCATCGATCCATGATTCCGGACATGTATTTGTTCTCGCTGTCCGCCTGCCAAAGATTAACCCTTTTTGTAAGCCATTCTCGAATCTTTGCTGAATCTCCGGTGTTATAGGCCTCGTCGTGTTCCGCTCTAATTTGGCCTCGTAATTCTTGCGCGTATTCATTGTTTTCTTGAAGAATAGGGTTCGCTTTTACCCAACAGGCTTCATCGTGAGGATCATCACCTTTATCGAGCTCACGTATCATCACAAAACACATTTCATCCATGGGGATATCCCCTACAAGCATCTTGCAGCGAGCATCATACTCATTTTTGCAAGGGTTGTTTTCGGCATCTTTCCCCGCCGTGGAGATAATTAGCATTAGAGACTGCAGCCGCTTACCGAAGCCAGAGTAAAGTACGTCAAGGATTTCACTACTAGGGTGGGCGTGGTACTCATCGATGATAACTACACAAGGGGCGCCAGAGTCTTTATTCTTGGTGTCTTTAGAAAGCGGCCGCAGCCAACCTCCCCGCCTCGCGTGTTCAATATACGTCCGCCGAATTCGCAAGCGCTTGAGAATATCGGGACTTGCCTCGCCCATCTTTTGAGCATCGAGCCATACCCTTTTTGCCTGCGTTTTGTCTACGGCAGCACATTCCACTTCTGGACTTTCTTCGTACCTTTTTAGAGATGGATTTACGGGGGGATAAACACAGTCCCCGCACATTCCATACAGCGCGATTCCACTCATTTCGGTGGATTTTACATTCCCGCGTGCTCGCATGTTGAACGATTTTTTGAATCTCCGCTTGCCGGTATCCATATGGACCCAACCAAATATGCAACCAAGATCAAACTTTTGGAACGGAAGCAGCTCAATCAACTGGCCGGAGAAAGGCCCCCGTACATGCCGACAGCATTTTTCAAACCAATCAAAGATTCGGTCCGCCCGAGATTCATCGAAAACATATGGAAAATCCGCCGTTGCCTGTCGTTGTAGATCATTCAAATGCCGCTCGCAGGCCAGCCGCTCCATTTTGCAACTGGGACGGAGTCCCGTGACGATCTCCGCAGCGTAACGATGAGTCGGGTGAACATCTGCCCAATCAATCGAAGAGTTCGGCATTTGGATCTTCATCACCATCTGCTATTTTCTTGGCTAGTCGGGCACGAGCTTCCGCATTCAGACCGAGTTTGTTGGAATAGGCAAGAATGATTCTGGCATAACTTTGTGCAAGCTTTACGTTGGCACTCACGACGGTATTGCCCTGGGCATTCACTTCCGTGTAACCGAACAACTCGATTTGCTCATTGGCATGTTGGTATTTTGCAACGGCGTCGCAATATGTTCCGAGAACGTCCTCGTCAACTTTATCAAGGACATCGAACTCTTCCATATCCTTGACGGTCTTTCGCCAAACTTTGCGGGCTTCGTCACCCAGCCACTCAGGTATTTTTAACTTCCGTTTCTTTTTTCGTTCAAACTTCTTAGCGGCAGCTTCGCGAGCCTGAACCTCTTTTTCGGTCCAGTGTTTTCCTCCGCCTTTTTTTCCAACCCTCATATGGTCAAACTTGATCACTTGGTTCACGCTTTTTACCTCCTCCCTCCCCTTAAAAACTTTCGTCGGGGACTTTTTTTCACAGACGAGGGACACGCGGTCTGTAAGGCCCATAGGCGTATTTTCGACCCCCGGGGGGTGGGTTCGGACCTCATCACCCCATAAGGGCCTCAGAATCGAATTTCCGACGCCTGATGCCGATTATTACAGCACCTTATGCTTGAACATGTCCTGTCGTCGTAATTGGTCCCTTGCAAATTGGGCAGTAAGACCCGGGAGTCGTTACGGGATCACCCATAAACTCGTAGTTACACTTTGTGTTGAGACAGACATACATTTCTGCGTCTGGAATGAGGAATCTACTAGGCCAGTTCTGCCTGACCGTAAAATCAGACCACAATCGAACCTTTTGGAGTGGTGCGCCTAAGACTGTCCGTCCGTTGGGTAATTTAACAAGCTCATGTAATTTAAACATTCTGCGCTCCTCAGCCCAATTGCTTGAACACTTTCTCCAGCTCCGCACCTATCGCTTTACCAACCATTTCGCCCAGCTCGTTAGCGTCACGTTTGATCATGGAGACGTTCACCCGGACTTCCTTGTCTGCCACTTCGCAGCCATCAAGCGCAACCATGATTTCGTATACAGCTTCCTTCGGCTTCTTATCAGCGGTATAGGCAATCATCATAGTCGATGTGCCGTCTTTTACTGTTTGCAGCTCAGTCCATGTTGTGAACAACTTTAAAATGATTCCTGTCATTGGTTTGTAACCTCCATTCGACTTTTTTACTTTGGGTTTAGGAATTTCGATGTCGGTGTTTATTTTTATCATCCCCACGGACCTCCCTTATCTCTTCTTGCGCCTATCACTGACGGCTTCGTGAATGATGCCGGCCAAGAAACCAACCACTGCCATAAGAAGATATATAGGAAACCATAGCCAGTTATCCATTGCCAAAACCTCCATCCAGCCGCGCCGTCTTGACACTATGGCAGCTACCACATAATGCTTGGTGGTTCTTCGGATTCCAGAAAAGCTCATAATCGCCTCGGTGCGGCTCGATGTGGTCAACTACATTTGCCGCAGTAAGGCGATTCTGTTTCTGGCATTCTACACAAAGCGGATGCTCAGCCAGATATTGCATCCGGTACTTCCTCCATCGGCTATCATAACCACGGGCATGTGCCGATCCGCGCTGCCGCTCATACTGCTGACTGTCTTCCTGCTTATGTTTCGTGCAGAACCGTTCCCGGGTTAATTCAGGACAACCGGCTCGGCTACACGGTCGGAGGGAGCGTAGCGTCATTGCTGGCAGCTTCCTTTGTCTCATTGGTCATGCCGTTGTCTGTAACTGCAGCCACGTTGCTGTCTGGGATGGTAGCCGTGTTGCCTTCCACCGCCTCATCTGCGGTGTAGAAATCAACAATGTAAGATTGGCCTACTGCTAACTGCGCGGCTGTTTCATGATCAACGATTATGGCTGCCTCCTCGTTGGTTTCAGACCTCAAGACGACTTTCTTGCCTGCGTTGACTTCCCACTTGTCCAATACTTTCAGCTTTAGTTTGATCTTCAAATGAAGCCCTCCTTTTTGTTAATCCCTGAAATTTGTTCCCATCAAAACACGAACACTTTGTGAACGTCCGAGTTACCCATATCTTATATTGTGGGTAACTGACTAAGGGCAGCATAATCATTGCTGTTTCTTGCTTTGTTAATGATCTTCCGAATGAGTTACACCTATCCTCAATATGGTGAATTGACTACGCTTTGAAGCGTTTTAGGGCCGTATCCATGGTGTCTTGCTCTATTCCAATGTACCTTAGAGTGACCTTTTCCGAGGTATGGTTAAAGAATTTCATCAGCATGCCAATGTCCTTATTAGTCTGGTGATAAAACAAATAGCCGAACGTTTTTCGAAGCGTATGACAACCAATGTCGTCAAGATCGAATTCGTCGGCAATTTGCCTCAACAGCTTGTAAGCCATGCTCCTTCCTATTGGTCGGTTGATACCTTGGCGGCTTTGGATCAAATATTCATGTGGCTGCTTACCTTGGACATATTCCTTCAGCTCACGCTTGAGCTCGGGAGTAATGAGGATTCGCTTTTCTTTCCTTGTCTTCCTCTCCCGGAGTGAAATATGAGTTCCTAATACATCCCGCACTCTCAGTCTCAGTAAATCACTGATCCTCAACCCGGTATTAATGCCAAGCAAGAATAAAATATAGTTCCTTGGGTTTGTGTCTTTTAAATGAGACTTGATATCTTCTAGTATTTCAGGGTCACGGATTGGCTGGACGAAGTTCATTCGTCGCACCACCCCTCACGCATACCTGTCTGCTGCAGACTTGCTTCGTACCACACCACTGGCCCCAAATACAGCCCTTGCACTGATTCGGCTGTTTCGGCGGGTCTTTTATCCTCTTTTGCTTCACGCGGCGTTCCCTCCCCTATGCCTTTTTTGCGTGATGTTTCCCAGCGCAAAAAGAGCCGCCTTTGGCGACCCCTTTGCGTATCCAACTTCGTTCCTTCCGCAGCAGACCGGCCATAGCCGAGCCACTGAACAAGAAATGAATTTAAGGGTTTATAGCCCCTCCTCGCACCGCACCTTCGCGCTTGCCATTTTCCTCCCAAGGGAGACGCTAAGGTCGAAGACCCACAGCACGGCCGAGTTCCTACGATGATAGAGGTACAGTAGGTATCACCTGAGCCGTTTGGCTCCATGTATCTACTGTACCCCTTTGTTGCTGTGATTTGTTGACGCGGTGCAGACGTGTAACAGACAAATAACACACTATATTTCCTCCCAAAGCCTCAACATATTGGCTACCGAAATAATTCCTTCTTCTACCTTTCTGTCGAATGTTCTATCGGTGAAATTCCTGTACTTAACCAAAGCTGCTTTTCGAGGATTCCCCTCTAAGTACCTATATGTGATAATCTCTCTGATCTCTGGATCGAGTATCAGATTGACTGCTTTTTCAAGAGTGCGGATCATATGCTTATCATTTTCAAGAACCAATTTTTGTTTAGGAGTCTCAGGAATTAAGCGTTCAACAATAATTGTTTTGTTTTTATACTGATTAAGCAAAATCTTTGTTTTAGCTACATCGATTGTTGTTGCTTCAGGAAAAAGATTATCCATTACCATCATGTTACTCACCCGTCCCTTGTGGTATAATTTTGGGTGAGAATGTTCATTCCCCAGCGCCTCCGACCAAAGATGCCGCTGGGGAATTTCTTTATTTAATCTCCGATATTGCGTTCAGGACCACTTTCAACATCGTAATTAACAGGGTCTTCATAATCTTCTGGGGTCTTATCTGAAAAGGCTATGATAACTCCCTTTTCATCGCGTTTTGTGAAAATTAGTTCGAGTTTCCATTTGCTGGACATTTTATTTGCCTCCTAATCCTTTGATAACTTGCCCATCATTTCATGAGGATAAAGTCGATCTATTGCAATATCACCCGATACAAACACGTCAGTACGATCATAGAGTGGGAAATATCTGTGCTTGTTGTCGCCCGTTCCTGTACCTGCGGCCGCAGCATATCGGAATGCCGAAGGTTTCTCATGGCCGTTTCTCAGGATCGGAATACCAGACTCCTTGCACCGTGATTTCGTTAGCAGGACGGCAAACGCATACGGCTCGACTGTCCATCGTTTCCCGGTCCAATATGGTAATCCGGTTTCTAGTACTTCCTCTTTTGTATGCCATCCTTTTGCGTTAGGCACTTTTTTCACCTTACCTTTCTTAACGAATCTGAAATCTCAGCGCAACCGGACCGAGATGGACAAACAAGGACCGGGTCCGGGTATTGAACATGAACCCTAGTAGCCAGCAGTAGAAGTCAATGTATACTTTCATCCCCTCACCCTTTCTCTTGGGATACCGGATCAAATCTGCCGAAAACAATGTCAGCCATCATTCTACCGGGACGCTTGTCACGATTCCTTCTGATGTAGTCATGCAATTTATTGCAAGACGGACAAAACTCATGTCCGTTGTATTCCGTGACACATCCTTTGCAAATTTGATTGTCGCAAGTGATTTTTTGAGGAGGTTCTACGCCACCGCCTCGTCCCGAAAAAAATATCGTGCCGCCATAATCGACAACAAAATCACAAAACTGCGTAGCTTCGTTTTTCTTGCAGAATGAGCATGGATATTTTGGCATTGTGTGTACTGTCATGTCTCGCTTCCTCCGCTCTCCCCTAATCTATCCCTCAAAAGGCTTAAATTCAATTCCGACCAACTTGCAAAGCTCTTCAATTGCTGCATCATATCCGTGGTGAAGCGAGACGATGCGCTCTCCATATTGCTCACGTTGATAGTACAAATCTTCAATAAGCTTTTTGATCTTTTCTTCCATGTTCATTTACCTCCGCTCTCTGGCTCAATGTTCTCCGGCTTGAATACATCCGTTACCCAGCCTACGCCAGTTGGGTGCAGAAAGTTATGGTTCACTTTGATGCGGCCCGATTTCGTATAGCCTGCAAAGCGCGCGTCGTGGAGCTTGCGCTTTTTATGCCTTACAGGTTGGCCCTCATAGTATTGTTGCTCCATCCATATACACCGCCTATTCCTTGTATTTCTGTATTCATTCAGTTATTTCCGTACAATCCGTTCAAAGTACCGTCTTCAAAGGCTTTTTGGTAAAGAACCGTCAGTAAATCTCTGCTTAGTTCCCGGTTATAGTCTTCGATTACCCCGGCTTCCAGCATCATGCCCAAGATGACATTTACTCGGTCTTGTTGCTTTTCCACGGTATTCCCTCCTATTCAGTTTCTTGTGATTCAGAAAACAAACTTTCCAAACAAGATTCCGACAACAAAGGCAACGGTTACACCCAATATTCCGATTAGAAGAAATGGTGTAACAAAATCATACGCGCCGCCACCATTTCTCCTCACCCAGATAAAGAAGACTGCGCCTACAATGACCACGATGATACAAACGAGCAACCAAATCGGAATGGATAAACTAAGCAATTGTATTGCCTCCTTCTTGTGATGCCTTGATACGGACCAAGGTGTCAGCAGCCATATGAGCAAGAGCTATAGAGGACCGTTCCCCTTGGGATATTTCTTTCAGTGTTTCGACTGCTGCTGCAAGTTTGGTAGACACCCGGCACCTCTCACGTTCATGATGCAAAGCGACTCTCTGCTCTTCTTCTAGCTGCGCCCGAACATTCTTGAATGCGTCCTGCTCACAAGCCAGAAATGCTTTCAATCGCACGATCTCTGCATCCTGTTCTTCAAACTGCAGATTCACCTGCCGGCAGCGTTCCCGCCATTCTTCCAGTTGGGCTTTGGCTTCCCGGTATAATTCCCTATATTCCACTGCGTCACGATTGGTCTCTTCAAGCAGTGATTCCTTTTCCTGCAGTTCCCTGGATTGCTGGTCCACTATTTCGATCACCTGAAGAAGTTGATTAGGCCAATATCCTCCCTGTGACCTCAATGCTTCGAGACGAACTTGGTCAATATTGAATTCTTTGGGTTTATTCATCTTCGGGCCTCCTTTTCCGCCCCCAACGCCTCAGCCTCTGCGAGCAGGTTGTCGTACGTGACCTGTAACTGCTCAACAGTTTTTATTAACCAAGCCTTTTGCTGCCTTATATTTTCAGTATCAAATATTGTATTTTCGGACAAATACCTCAACCAATAGGAATCATCGTAACTTTTTATATCTTCAAGCATCGCGGTGATCTGTTCTGGAGTGTATTTCATGGCTTTTCACCTTCCCCTATCTTTGCTAGGATGGCCCGGGCGCGCTCTCCTTTGTCGCATTTAATTGGTTCATGATGCGGATGTGCTGATCCCATCGTAATAGTCACTCCAAGTTGCCAATTTTTCTTATCCCCGTACCATTGCAGCACCTCACGCATGGCGGTGTTGGCCTCTTGCAGCGTCAACCATCGTTTATGAGCTGTCCTGATGTCGGATGCATATCCGTCAGCAATCTTTCGATATTCGTCGCGCTCTTTGGTGAGGTCTTCGATCTCGTCCAAATGAGCATTGTGCATTCGGAGCAAGAGCCGAGCATTCGGGAAAATCGAGTCGTCAAGTGGCTTTTCAGGCTTCGTAAATCCGAACCTCTTGTATATCTCCCAACATTCGCCCATTGTTTTCGGTTCTTCCATGCGTTGGTTCACCTCTGTTCCCCTCCTCTCAAGGCTAGGAGAGCTAAAAGGGCGGCCTTAGCGACGGCGTGCGGGGCTTCTTTGGACTGCGCATCTCCCAATGTCTCCATAGCCTCCCGAACTACCTGAGCATCAGTTGTGCCGTCATGGTAATGGGTAGTGAAGACTTGCAGCCACCTGTTTTGCATCTCCTCTATTACCAGTCCCATGCCTTCCCATGTGGTGGACGGCGACCATTCGACTGCTGGCTGATCTTTCCGACGAAGAATATACCGAATCCCGTATCTAATGATCGTGCCGCGTTCGTGTTCCGATTTCTGCCGACGTTCCAAGTCCTCATGCACCAATATTTCTTCATATCCGAGAGCCAGGCCGAGCGTCCGGTCCATCTCCGGCCCCGGCTTCATATCCCGTATCTGTTGTTCATTCATGGCTTTCGACCTCCTCTAATAGATGTGGATGCTCGTGGATATTGCCGATGATTTCGCCGAGATTGAATGCAGACATTCTGATATGATCATCTTCTCCAGCCGAAGGACTAGGATGCTTTAAATAAAAACTCGCTTCTTCTAAGTCCCATTCGACGGTGTAAATGACTCCGTAGAACATCCACAGATCTTTTTGGTAGCCTTCTTTCCCGTTATGATCCATGAGGCCGGTGTATTGGCCTACTGTTTCGGGATCGACCCGATGCTCATATTCGCCATCATAGATGTACGTACCTAGCCCTCCGATAGACATTGGTTGGACAATGACATACCCATACACCCATTCCTTGTCTACCGTTCGTCTTCCGCGAAACTTGTACTCTCTCATCCGTTCCATTCCTCCCATGGGGAGAAGGCTTATTGACCTTCTCCGGTATCAAATCAATCGAAGTTCTAATTGGTGTCCTGATTTATACGGGACATCTTTGCACAATTCCGGAAGATTGGCCCGAATCAGTGCCTCCGCGAACGGTGGCGGAACCGAATTCCCGCAGCGTGCCACCTGTGCCGACTTCGGATATCGCTTACCGGTTGCATCCCGATCTATGATGTATTCCGGCGGGAAACCTTGGGCGGCAAACAATTCGTGCGGCTCCAACATACGCATGCCGATATCTACGATTTGGTACGGGGTGCCGTGGATCGTGACCAGCCCGAAACGGTCATGCGTCGTTACTGTTCCGAGTGGGCTGTCCATGGTCTGCCCGACGCTGCTGCCGTAGTATGCCACCAGGAAGGCCCGGACCTCTGCATGATGCAATCCGCCCGCCGTGATCGTGTGTAACGGCTCCGTAACCGGCTGACCGATGTTCTGACCTCTCAATTTCACAAGATGGGACGTAACGAGCGCATACCGGTTTGAGGTGTCCAGAGTCATCAGGGGCCTATCCAGCGTCTGCCCGCGTGCTTCGTTTCCTGTCGTCTCGTTATGGTATTGGGCAAGGAAGGCCGTAACCAGTTGGCATTTACCCATCCCGCCGGCCGTAATGGTTCCTAACGGTTCATCTGCACCGTGGCCTATGGACTGGCCGAATTGTCGGGCGATGAATACTACCTTATCGGGAGGAACGATGTAAGGATTCGGATTATCAATGATGAATTTCTTTATGCCTCGCGCAATCCGGCGAAGCGTGTTTTCAGCTAACGGCTTCTTTCGTTCGAAAATGCTCGGGCATGGAATCGACCAGTCAATGATTTCTGCTGCCGTCCGCCATGGTTTCAACTTCCCGGACCGCACGCTGGGGCTGTCCGGAGCTCCGTGCGTCGGCTCAGGCCAAACAATCGGTCGGCCGTCGCGTCTCATCGCCATGAAAAACCGTTCCCGCCCGGTTGGTGCGCCATAATCGCATGCTTTCAGCACCCTTGTTTCAACGTCATAGCCTTGACGCCGTAAGGCATTGACGAACGTTTTGTACGTCAAGCCCTTCCTTTTCGGATCTGGCTGACCATTCTTTAATAACGGTCCCCAAGACTGGAACTCCTTCACGTTCTCAAGAATCTGCACCCGAGGGCGGACGGTTGCGGCCCAACGTACTGCGAGCCACGCTTGCGCTCGAAGCTGCTTATTTTTAGGCTTGCCTCCTGCTGCGATACTATGATGTGTACAAGAAGGACTCAGCCAATTGAGTGCTACCGGCCTTCCAGCACATACATCCCGCGGATCAATGTCCCATACGTCTTCTTGAAGATGAAGCGTTTCGGGATGGTTGACCTCGTGCATTCTGATCGCATCCGGGTCATGGTTTATTGCCACGTCTACAGGAACCCCGGTTGCAAGCTCATACCCGGCCGATGCACCGCCGCCACCGGCGAAATTATCCACGGTGATTTCTCGCACCAGTTTCATCCGGTATCATCCTCTCCTTGGGGAGACGAAACTCCCCGATATATTCTTGATTCGGCCTCCGCTTCGCTAAGCGGTTTCGGTCGTCTCGATGGCCTTCGGCCGGCCTACGAAAGTCCGATGTAGTCCTCAATGGCTGTCTGGTTTTTGTCCTCTAATGGACCCGGGCCCTCCGTCTGAATGTCAAAAAGTTTTTTCAGCAGTTCCATGGGCCTTTCCTGTGCTATAAGCTGATCAATGATTCGAGCATGCTTCTTCGTCAAAGCTTGCCCGCGCCAATTCGTCACGATCTCAACGAGGCATTTCGCAATCCGCTCACGTTCCCGTTGCTTCGCCGCCGCAGCCCGTTCGGACTCAATACGTTTATGATGCTCCGCCCAATCCTGTTCGTCATACCAGAAGTGCGGTCCGTATCGCCGTTCCCATTCTTCGATCCAGTGCTGCAGCTCCGATTCGTCCGTTTGGATTCGATCATGACACTCTCCGCTGAGCCGCATGCCGTTTGTTTTCACCCCACGTCCGCTGCGACCTCGGGGCATGACGTGATGGGTGGTTTCTCCCGGGCGTCCGCAGCCACATTGACAAAGCCCGCCAGATTCAGCGATCAGTTCCTTGACGACCTTTGCTGGAAACTCATTCCGATCCGCCGCCGACGGACGGCTGCGATGGTGGGAAAGAATGTTTTGGCGCCATGGCTGTACTTCCTTTTTTCTTTTCTGGAATCCCATCAGCTCCCGACTCCAATCTGCAAAAGGATTTCAGCCACTCTGTACCGACTTAATTTTGTGATTCGCGCGATTTCGCTACGCTTCAGCTTGTGTTTCGTTCGAAGCACATATATTTGTCGTTCCAAATCGTTCAATTCAGAAACGTCGATTTTGTCGGAGACAACAAAACCAAGGGTAATTGCTTCCTGTTGTCCGACAACCTCATAACCGTCCTTAGCGACCAGTACTTTCCGGTGCTGACCACGTAATGTCTGGATTGCACCGACTTTGTTTAATCTGACAGAAATTGCAGTTACTTTCACATGGCTTAAGCCGGTGCTTTTGACAATCTGTTCTTGGCGTGTATTTTCCCGTAATAGTTCTAGCACTTCGGCCTCTGCCTCACTGACTTTAATCATGGCTATCACCCCAATTTTCCTAAAAGTGACATGATAGTTTGTGAGTGTTTTGCTAAATACAATCGCTTCATTTCTTCGAAAAAATCCTTATCCGGCCAACCCGACTCGTGCTGACTTTCGTAGACTGGAGATAAAAAGATTCCGTTATGCGTCCGCTGGATCACCGTTCCTATGCTGCGGATTGTCCATAGCCTTCTTCCGATCTCGTCGGCAAGCAACCGATCAGGCAGCGTGAAGACTTCTCGCATCAGTACAGGCCACAAGTGCGAATCCGATGACAAATCCGGTCTGGGGTCGGTCAGTAACTCCAAGTAGTCCTTATATTCCAACACACTCATGTGAGCACCTCATGATTATCCTTGCGAGAATCAAGGGCTTTAGCCATCTGTAATAGCCTTTCTCTTTCTTCAGGGGTTAATCGTCTCGATTGTTCGTTACCACTTACAAACGAAACTTTAGGCTTGCCCCGATTGTCAGGATTGTTTGACTTGCCCCGTCCTGCATTCGCTTGACGTTGCTGTCGCTGCCGACGCTGTTTGGCATCTTCACGTGATGTGATTTTTTCCTTTAGCCACGTCTTCGCTATGGTCTCAAGGAATCTTAAAGGTGGTTTGCCTCCGTTGTTATCACTCTCAACCGCCTCGTAGAAAAGCTCGATTACGATAGCTTCTGACATGCCGGCGCGCAGTTGATCTAAAATAAATTCCGCAATCTTGGGTGGTATAACGTTAACGCCGTATATTCCACGGCATACCTCCTGTAATCTCGGCGTGTACGCATCTGCAAGATTGCTTTCGGATTTTGGCTCTTCTGGGGTATTAGGAACCATAGGTTCCTTCGTACTGTTGTTGATGATGATATTATTAAGATCTTTATTAATGTCTATATCTATGTCTATGTTACCTGCGCCGTCCGCTGGACATCCTTCGGACATACCTTGATTATCCGACGGACATCCTTCGGAAATCTGCTCAACTTCCTTTTTCTTCTTACGTCCATTCCGTTTCCGTTCGGCATCATTAGCCCACTTTTTCAATAATCTACCAAAATATTCTTCCCAATCGTGAATCACGTATCGTCCGTTTTCGTCACGGTCTACAAACCCTGCATGATGCAAGGCATTTAGTAATTCAGTTGAGTCCCCCGGCCAATCGATCGCATCGGCTATATCGTCCGGGTGATATTCTGAAAGGCTCCCTTCTTTCGCAAAATCCATCGCCCACCACCAAAACATATGCAAATATCCAAGGGCTTCAGGCAAACCTACGCCGAGCTTCCGGACCAAACGTTTTGTCTTGGGGTGGCTCCTCAGGCTTTGATAACTCGGTATCCAAAGTGACATGCGAGGCAATCACCTCCTTCCAAACTAGCTCCAGCAACGTCATGAGGTCCAAGATTGGTTTTCTATCGATCTTTCAATCTCGTAATTCAAAAGCTGCTGCTCGTCCTTCTGTGCCTCAAGCACGCATTCGCGAACAGCGAATACGTGCTTCAAGATCGTAACGACAACCGGCTCAACAAATTCAACTCCACGGATTCGACGGTAGACCTCGATTAGATCGCACCCAAGCTCCCGATACGCCCATATCTGATTTCCTTCGAATTCATGAGTGACGATATAATCGTTTCCCTGGTAGGTGATGGTTTTGAACAAATCGCACACCTCGATTTCTACGCGGTCAACACATCGCCACGGCATCTATGGCCTACTTGAAGCAAACGATTGCGACGGTGTGTCTGGATATAGTATTGGTGACGAACCGGTTCGGTCATAGGCACCCAAAACTCTTCAAAAATGTAGCTGTCATTGAATCCACTGATACGGACGTACACGTTTATCCCTCCTTTTGAATGGAATAATGTCGATCAAGGAAAAAATACATATCATGCGAGCCTCGGCGGCCAGCGAAAAACTGAGCGTAATCAATTTCTCCCGTAACCAAGATTTCAATAATTTTCTTTTTGATATCTGATAGGCCAGAGACAATCGTCTCCTCAGCTCGATATTCATTTGCGTCCAAGTAGACATCTTCCTGAATTATCGCGGAGACAATGTCTTGTCCTTCGTATACCCGGACTGTGAATAGATCCACATGACTTGCGTAATCAACATCGATCCGAATTGCACCGTCAGAGCTCTTTGAGATCTGCCGGGCGAGGACGAAAATATCTGAAATTAATTTGTTCTTTTTGTTTTCACACATTGGCATATACCTCCTTGTCAATTGATTCCGGGGAAGGTATACTGAAAGGGATTGTATTTTCCATTTCCCTGAAAAAGTCGCTCTGTCCAGCGGCTTTTTCGCTTTCTCCGGACAATCCACGTTCTAATTCATTGATTTCATTGCTCACCCATACCAAATTGTCAATTAGACCGATTTGATCAAAAGTTTCAGGATTAATCTGCATGAGTTTGCGGATTAAGTGAAGTTTGTTCAAGTGCTGATATGCCTCCGCTGTATTCGTTCCCATTACCTGCACGTTAGGCATGTTGGCCTCTTCTCCTGTCATAATAAAATTCATATCGTTTTGGTGGGTTTTGGCACCGCCAAAGCCAATTTTCATACGTCACAGCATCAGGTATTTTTCTCCCAGTTTCAATTTTGCTTACATCTGATTGGGCCATGTCCAAATATTCTGCAAGCTGCTCTTGGGTATACCCGGCTTTGAGCCGTTGTTCACGTAATGAATGGCTGATATGATCCGCTGTCATAAACATACGAACCTCCTCCTTTCCAAATATTCCAAATCGGAATGGAAACGTGTGGGAAAAGAGGCTATGATGTTTTTAAGAAATGAACTTTCCCCAGCAATTTCCCCAGCAACTCACTCCGAAATTTCTTCCCCATTTATTTCGCAGCACCCTTGCCCGTGGCCGCTCTCAACCGGCTGCGGGCTTTCCTCTAGGGGCTTGTGCACTGTGGCGACTTTCATGAGTCGCCTAACATGTATCACATCCTTTCAGTTACGAAATTCAAATAGCGTATTTCGGAACAACGGTGAACCCTTCAGCTTCGAGAGCCGGAAGCAGAGCGTCGCGCTCGGCCTCTGTTGCCGCCTGATGGTACGCCTGAATGACTTCGGATTCGGCCATACGTTTTTTACATAGTTCCCAAATCATCTGCCTGAGCTCGTTAATTCTTTTCTCGTTTTCCTCAGGCGTTTCAGCCAAGGCGCCATCATAAATGCTAATTGTTGAATTCTCGATTTTGTAGGTTTCGACCACATTGCCCAGCTGCGCGGCTTTCTCCATAGGAATCGACCTCCTATGAGTATGTGTATGCAAAGACTGGGCTGGGACGGGCATTGAATTTTCACCTCTTTGCTAGTAGGATATTCCCTTCATTTGTCGAATATTGGTAGTTGTCCAGACTTACCAATCCAACGAAAGGAGGCTCAAACATGCCAAAACGTATTTCCGCAATTTACCAATCACACTGCCCGCAATTAGAAAAACAGCATAAAATTGAAATTGAATATGAAGAATTGTTTTTTGCTGGAAACCTCAGTCCAAGCTATAAGAAAATGGGTTACAACTGTGACAGATCAATCAATTGTAGTCACTTGGATTCCTATGGACGATGTCCATTATTATTACAGGCTCCAAACGATCCTTTCGCATGCTAAAGACAACGCCTGTAAGGATACTTAGCCTTTGGAAAGTAGGAAACCAGTCAAGAGAACATGTCTTATCCAACGCAAACTTACAATCAATGCATGGCTTTGCAAAGTTAGCCGTTTCCTTGTTTTTTGCATCCTCATAAAAACTGAATAGGTGTTTTGAGATGCAATGCAAGTCCTTTGTGTCCAAGTTGTTGCTTGAAATCGCTGTTCCCGCAGCGACTAGATATGAATCAGCATGAAGAGTCTCAATTGGTTCTAATCCACATGCTATCCTGGCTTGGTTGATCGTCATTCTACCGCTAGAGACTTCTTGAAGCAGATACTCAGCGAGTTCGGCGTCTTTCTTAATGTCACCCATTGCTCCCGCGGCTACTTTGTTCTTGAATTGTTCAATCATAGTGAAACCTACCTTCCCAAAATAATGGATAATTATTCCTTGTCTTGATAAAATGAAATATGATTTCACAATGCGGGAGGTGAGTACATGGTAAAAATTAATTTTCTGGACGGTACTGAATTAGTAATTCATGAGGACACTGTATTGAATGGGTACAAATCTTCTGAAGGCATTTCGTACTATCTCGAAAGACACTCTAGAGATTCCATTAATGGATTTTTCAACAAAGAAGGATCGCCGCTTGCAACGGTTAATCCAATGGTAGGGGTAATGGGTTTCATTCTTTCGTTTGACTGTTTTTCTGTGGGACTAGACACAGAAAACAATGTTCTTTATTTGCCTTCTTCTGTGAAATCAGTCGAAAACCTATAATTTAATGTGGTGGTGACGGGCTAGTTTTTCCGCTAGCCCGCTATTCTCATCCTTGATGGAAAGGAGCAGTTTTCTTACTTCTTCATGAAATTTGTCAATAATTACATCTTCCTCAACTGGTACAAACACGCTGACTCGATTGTTAGGTAAATATTCGACGTGAACTTTTGTGTACAAGGAACGAACCAACAAAGAAACGTTTCTTGGAATATCACCTATGCAGTAGTCTTCATAGAATTTTTTCATGCCCGTCGTCCCTGTGGCCGTTGCGTTCCCGGACTGTTCATTCATATAGTGGTAACCTCCTGCCTGTAAGAATGAATATTGACCCAAAGTTAAAATAGACGTTTCGTCTATTTTTTAGTTAAAAAAAACTCTTACGTCCACTCCGAGAATGTCGGCAATTTGTGGCAATATATCCGCCTTAATATTGCGATCACCCGATTCGTATTTGTTCAAAGTAGATGGATGTAGACCCAGTTTATCTGATAAAAACTTACTTGTAATACCCTTAGATATACGAATTTCTTTGATTCTAACACCAACATTAACGCTCAAGATATCACCTCCTTAATTAGACGTTTCGTCTATTTTTCTTTATTTTACTTCGACATTTCGGCAAAGTCAAGACATTTTGTCTACTTAGCTTTCCAACATGTCTATTTTGGTTATAATCAATAATGAGGATGTGATAACGGTGGACATAAAAAAAGAGATTGGACTAAGATTGAGGGCGGCCAGAGAGAAAGCGAGGTTCAGTCAAACTTCTGCAGCTAAAAAAATTGGAATTCATAACAGCACCCTTGGCAAGTATGAACTTGGAGAGAGAGAAGCGGATAATGAAACATTACTGAAACTCGCAAATCTTTATGGGGTTAAAGTCCAATGGGTACTTACGGGAGAAGAACAAAATAAAGAAAAAATAGTGGATAAGATAATCGAACATGTTGGTGAACCCGGCGATAAACAGCGTGAGAAATTTACCAATCTTTTTCTAGAAGAACTCAACAATCTTCCGGAAGAAATTCAAAAAAGCTTATATACTCTAATTAGGTACATCCAGAAGAAGTAGTTTCGATTTTTTTTGATATCTCCAATAAAGTCTTAAAATCACAGATCATGAGGAGTTCCTTTATTTCGTCTTTTGTAGCATGTAAGATAAAATCCTTCATCTCATTTGTATTTTCCATATGCGTCACCCTTCTGAGTTAGTTCTATTTATTCTCGCTTATTTTTTATGAGGTTTTCTTTGACAAGATTTTTATGAATTCTAGCTACATCTGCACTTGGGATATGTCTATCATTGAAATAAACTTTACCTAATAATGGGTCATAGTCAGTAATCATTTTCATGTTTACATAATTTGAATTGTCTATTCTCCACGCTTTCATGTCATATACTGCAGGACACTCATCGAAGTCTTCCATAAGTGTCACCCCTTCATAAACTTCTCCGTTTTGATGATAATACATAATTCTTCGAGCAGGTTTATGTACTGGTCTCCAAAAATAACATTCATCTAAATATATGTTCATTAGGGACCCGGAGTTATTAGGGTCCTTTACCAAGGCTTGGAGTCTATCCATAATTCAATCCACCAATCTATGCGCATGGATTTTCTTGTTGTTAATATATCACACGATTTTAAATTCTCGATACAACCAAGTTACCGGGGTAAATTGGTTGTGAAATGGTATTTACTCAATAACCAAAATGTAGTATAATATGCTATTTTCTGAAACAAAAAAACCCTAGTTAGAATACTTGATTCTTCTAGGGTTTTACTCTTTTTTTAGTAAGTGCTCAACCTTGTATAAGTTTCTCCTCGACACTTGGGCATGTATATTTTTGTCGAAATATGCAAGACCAAGTTTGTTGTTAAAATATTTTACTCGACCAATGTTAACAACAATTCCGTTGTTTAGTTCTGTAAACCCGAATTGCTCTAAGAATGAAAGTATCGTTTCAATCGATCCTCTCAACCGAAATGTCAGATGATCATTCTCTGTTACAAATTGTATGATTTCTTTTTTATTGTCGCTCTGAATAACATAGTAAATATCCTCAATATTTACCGATATTTCTTCGCCGTTTGATTTTGCACAGGGTAATGTTATATTCATAGATTACCATTCTCTGATTCTTTTTTTTGATCCTGTGGACGACCCCAGAATTCTTTAGTTGAACGAATGACTGCAAATTTGGAGATGATTCTTGCGATAATTTTTTTCATGGTGTTTTTGTCACCTCCTTCTATTAATTTTATCAAAGATAAAGATTGAACAAAAAAGGATAGGCTAACAACGCTTGAATTTAGAAGAAAGTTAGATGATATTAGCATTATAGCCGTGTATTTTGAATATCGGTCATGTTCCGAAAATTTTAAAACAAGCACTATCGAAATCAGGTTTATATATTGAATTACTGCATTGCTCAAGCTTACATGAGGGATGCCAGAACATACTGCTACGCTAAATAATAGGCATCCTGTTAGCGTCTTCGCGTGTACACCACCAGTTAGCCTGCGCAAAAGAATAACAGAAAGGAGAGATAAAATCGTTCCCGCGACAGCATTACTCGCTACTCCAATAATAAGGGAAAAACCAATCACTGAGTAGAAGTTAATCCGCGACGCAAGTCCAAATCTAATTTCCTCGACGTGATATGGCAAGTCAGGGTCCCAGCGCTTTAAAGTATTCGAAATTTTACTTGAAATAATTTCTATCGGATCATTCATATGGTCATATCTCTCTTATAGGCCAAGTAAATTAAGACAAGGTATGATACGATAATTATCGGAATGCTCGCGAATGACTTGCTATTAAATACTATATACATCGTGACAAATAAAATAATTAAGACTAACGCTATTGCGAAAATAATAAAAATGTCGTGTTTTGCAATCTTATTTTTGATTAAAAAATCATGTGGTGGCCTGATAATAAAACTAAAGCCTAGGTTGTACTTGTGAATAAGATAAGAAACTAATAATGAAATAATTGCTGTAGTTATTTGTACGCTATAAGCAGAGATGCTGTTAGGGTTGCTTATTAATCTTTCTGGAGATACAACTTTCAAGAGAGTTAATAAAAAAAATACGAATGTACTCAATACCCCATATCCAATATACATAAGCGAGATAATGATCGATCTCCATACTTTAGCCTTTATCAGGTACCTAAAAAATAATATGTATAAAATTAGATGAGTTGCTATATCTACGAACATATTAATTTCAAAGTGTACTCTGATTATATATGAGACGAACGAAACAGTAATAGAAATAATACTAATTTCTTTTATATATTCGAAATAGGTAAGTCTGAATGTGTTAAACATCAGCGCAAATAAAGCATATATTTCAAGAACACCAAAAATCATGAATAGAATAAAACCCATGCTATTTCCCCTTTATGTTATATAGGACTAATATACTGTACGCTCCGTTTTTAGTAAATTATTTTTTACGGTTTCATAATTGAAAGAATATTTTGGATATGTTAAAGTAAAAATAAGTAAGGAGCCGTGTTGGTAGCACGACTCCCTGCACATCCGCTGTAAGAGCGGTCGGCTGCAAATTGGGTTTAGGAATAGACCGTTACCCGTGCGAAGGGCGGTCTATTTCTTTTTGAGGTACGTCAGCAGCGCCATAATGAACATGCCGAACATGAACATCAAGGACAAAGCTTGATAAACCTCCATGGCATCACCTCCCTTCCGGGAGACTAGC